GATCAAGACCACGCTCATCGTAATACAGACGAATTTCCACATCTTTGTTCTCCTTGCTCAGACGCGACTTAGCAGTCTTAGCTTTGATAATGTTGCCGACGATTGTTGTTCCATCTTTCTCCTTTTTCTTGCTGAGATAGATGATTGTAGACGCAGCATACTTGAGTCCACTGCCTCCTCCCATTTCCTTTGTAGGGACATAAGAACCAATGACATCGTAAGTGTGGTTGGTGACGATCATAGGTATGTTAGCCTGCCCCAACTTCAATGTCAACATCCTGAAGGCACCTTTAATCAGTTGTGATTTTGTCATATCACGAACCTGTTTGTCGTTCAGGGCATCGGTGATCTCTTTCTCAGTAGAAAGCATCCCAAGAGAGTCAAGAACAAACATACATGGTTTGCGCTCATCCTCTGGTTTCTTGAGATACATATCCACTGCCTTCAGAGCATAGGATCTGAACTGCTCAACAGTCACCACGTTGGCAACCACCAGGCGATCAAGATCAATACCACGACTCTCTAGCAAGGACTTGTTAACTGCTGCCTCTGTGTCAAAGTATAGGCAGTACCCATCAGGATTAGAATCAAGAAAATTTTTAACGACAGCGAGGCTAAAGAAAGTTTTGCCAGTAGAAGATTCACCAGCAATGGCAGTAATCTTATTGCCAGATACGCCGCCAAATATACTGCCAGAAACGAGTCCGTTAAAAATGTACGAACCCGTGTCCACAAAGGTTTCTGATTCGTCAATGTCTGAGGCAACTGAGGTGTACTCATCACCAATCTCCTTTACAATGTCCTTGAGAAAATCCATCATTTTGTAATCAGTTTTGTTTTCTTTTTGTAGAAGTCATTAAGAATCCAGCTACTGCTGTTCATCTTGTCTTCTCCTCCTACCCCAAAAGCAAATTCTACCATATCATCGTCACCATAGCGATCGATCTCTGGAATATTTGTTTTGGTTCTATCACCACCATTGGCAAAGATCACCACATCATCTTCATACTCTGCCTTGATTGAAGCGATAGCACCACAAGCAGAACCATCAGTATCATCAAACATGATAACATCGTCTACCATCTCAAGATGATAAACGATGTTTGCTCTTTCTTTCCATGGCATGAATGGATGACCCTTCTTTCTGGTCAACCAGGCATCAGAATTAACTCCGACGATAAGTTTGTCACCTAATTTTTTAGCAGACTTGAAATACTCAATGTGTCCACTGTGGATAGGATCGAATCCACCAGTTACTAGTACAATTTTTGTCATCAATTCCAACGCAACGTTTTTAAATACTCAAGAACATCTTGACGGACATCCATCAATTCATGATAACACTTTTGATTGTGAGCACATGCTCTCAAAGCAGGATCTGGTTCTATGACAGATTCAATGAAGATGTCTAGACCACGATTCCATTTATCTTGTTTAGACTCGCCATCTTCGATTGTGTTTTGGTCTTTCATGAAAAGAAGCTCTCTAGTGAAATAGTTTTTTCTACACTCCATCCAATAGAATCTAAGATTGCTTTGAGTGGATCAACAAAAGATTTCTCAAACTGAAGATTGTAATCAACATACTTTGAGATGTTTAGTTCGTGTGGGAAGTCTTGTATGAATGATATCACATTTTCGTGGATTGGATTCGGTTTCGTTAGATAAAGAAACTTGATCTTCTCCCCATTCTGAATAAACGAATACTTTGTATCCAGTTTGTTCTGCTTCACATAGTGATTGTAGAGCAGAGCACCACGAACATGGATTGGCGTACCCTTCTCATAGACGGATGCCGATGATCGATACTTGTCAACATCGGAGACTGAACGCGGAAAAGCAACTTCCTCAGGGGACATTTGCCTGAACTTTGTTCTTGAGTCTTCAATGTATTTAATCACGTCATCTTCTGTACCATTCATGATGATGTTGATCGCTTCCTTAATCATCGTCCTGCAGGGGGCAGGAGTGGATGATTTGACTGCCTCAAGTCCCATGATCTTGAGTTTGGGATCAGCATATCGAACACCCTCGCTGTCCCAAACGTTGAGAATATATCGCTTCTTCGCAGTCCAGATACCACGCTCAGCAATATTCTCACGCTTCATGAACATTTTTTGTTCGTATGCCGAAACGTAGTCCGCAAGTTCTTGATATGAACTCTCAATAAAAGGTTCCAATTTCTCCTGGCAGATCTTATCAAGTAACCCCACAACTGTTGTTTTATCGCCAGACTTACTAGCAAGAAATTTATCAACAAGAGGTCCAAGATTAAGATAGATCGAATCAGTGTCAGATGCGATAACATAATCGACTTCCTCGGTGGACAAGATGTTATTTAGATAAGCATTCATCTTGTTCTCAATCCAGCGGATTGAGACTTGTCCAGATAGTGTGATGGCTTCTGCGTTTGCAAGTTTGTAATAGCGGAAATACTGATTGCCAATAGCACCATAAGCAGAGTTAAGTTGGATCTTACGCGCCATTTGGATGTTGTTGCATCTGGCAATCTCCTTCTTAAGTTTCTCAGTCGGAGTTTTCTCATACTCTTGTTTGGCAGCAAGCATCTTCTTCTTATAGACAGTGCGATCTTTGTAGATCTTGTCCATCAACTCAGGTAGGAACCCACGCACGTCCTTGCGATACATGGCACCATTGGCACATACCGCATTGCTTTTGTACATCTCAAACGTTATTTGCTCATTAAGTATTTTGTCAACGTTAACTGTTGGGTGCCGCTCTTCCAAGAGGGTTTCTGGCGAGATATTGTACTGCATGATGAGGTGAGGATAAAGGCTGTTGAGGTCAAAACTAACAACCCAATCATACTTTCCTGGAATCGGTTCTTTGACATAAGCACCTGCATACTTTGCGTCTTTTTGCGAATCCTCTTTCTGTGGAATGACGATGTTCCTCTTCTTCAGATAGTTGTAGATGATCGTATCCCACATACGAACTTGATAGAACACATCAACGTAGTTGACTTTCGCGTCATATGCCATGGTGATGGCAAGCTCAATCAACTTCATCTTGTCTTCTAGGCGGTCAACCAGTTCCACGTCAACGATGTTGTAATCGATGAACTTCTTCCAATTGCCACTATAGAAGTCTTTGAATGTGTCGAACTCAGAGTGGTCGAGTTTCTGCTGACCAAGTTCGACCAAGGCAATGTGATCCAACCTATAGGACTCTTGATTAGTATAGGTAAACTTCTTGTACAGGTCAAGATAGTCTAGTTGTGTTACACCACCAATGTCATAGGTTGTGAACTTTCTGCCCTTGATATAGGTTTCATTCTGTGTCACCAGACCCCAGGGCGACAGACGCTTCATCATCTTCTCACCCAAGACACGGTTCAGACGACCAGCGATGTATGGGATATCGAACAGTTGCAGGTTCCATCCAGTGATGACTTCAGGAGTGTCATCCATCCACCACTGAATGAAACTAAGGCAGAGTTCATACTCCGAAGAGCAATACCGATACTCAAAATTCTTACGGGTAGAGTGATATGGTTTGACGCCCCAGGTGATGATCTTCTTGGTCGATGCCTCTTGAACTGTGATAGCCAGCAGTTCCTCTTGAGGATCATTCACATCGGGGAAACCATACTCAGCCGTGGTCTCGATGTCAATCGTATACAGTTTGATCTTGGAGATGTCAAACTTGATCTCGTTCTGAGGATACTTGTCGGAGATGTACTGATAGATGTATCTCTCATTGCCATGGATAGTGAATCCATTCACATCCTCATACTTCTTAAAAAACTCCCGACAATCGCGAACATATCCTGGTTGGATAGGTTCAACAAATTCACCATCGAGAGTCTTGTAATCGGTCTTCTTCTTGGTATTCACATAGAGAGTAGGGCGATACTCTTCACGATGCATAAAATGTTCTCCATTGTCGTACCCACGAACGAGAAACTGGTTGCCGACAAGTTGAACATTAGTATAAAACTTCATTTAAGGCAGGAGAGATAGGCGCGAAGGACTTTGCTGTTGGGTTCAACAATAGTAGTAATCTTATCAGAATGGATCTTCATCTCATTCTGTGTCGTATATTCACACAACCAGGGTCTGACTACAATCTCATTCTCAGGTCCGAGATGAACTTCATACGGTTCCTTGAGTAGGCAGTCAGGTTCACCAATATCGCCACCAGTCTCTTGAAGGGTGGCGATAATCATCATACCATTAAGGATTAACAGTTGAATCATTGCTCCACCTCAGGTTCATCCCACTCACCATCAGTAGGACCAACAGTAGGATCAAACTCTACGGTCTCAGGAACCAAGTCAACTGGATTGCCCTGTTCATCAGTATAACCCTGAATGATCTCGTTAGGATCATAGTATCCAGTGGACTCATCCTCATATGCGTCATCCAGATCCACACCCTCTTCAGAGTCAGGTTGCTCCTCCAGTTCGTTATCAGTGTCATCATCCAAGGAATCTTCATCACTGAGATATCCTTCAGGTGCTTTACCGACACCAGACAGACCATCCTGATACTGCTGAACAATCTGTTCGATAGGGTTGACGATACTGATCACCCAGTCCCTAGGGATCATGATCTCCCTGTCAGCAGAGAGTGGACACCAGGGGGCGAAGTGAACTTGAGTCTCCGTCACCTCAGTGTAGAGTTCGTCTGGAGATGACAGATCAACGGTTACAGGTCTATCAAGTCGATAACCGAGAAGCGTCTCTCCATGCTTAAGTTCTTTTACGTCAGCAATAACGTCTTCTCCTGACTTGAGAAGAACCATCTTAATAGTCATAACCTTTCTCTTGATCCTTTAAAGTATAAAAGATCCTCCCGAACTTGTCAAGAGGATCTGTTTGCATGGCACGCAGGCGGAAGTATTTAGAGATAATCTTTCCGCTTGTGTGCGTCTGGCACAATCTTTCCTAGGGTAATGCTCAGAAGCCCATCTTCAAAAGAAACTGATCTAACTTCCGTGTCTTCGCTGAGTGTCCACGCTCGTGTAAACGACCGTTGAGCCACACCCTTGTGCAGGTAGTTAGTCTCCGTTTCTTGATCTTCCTTCTGACCCTCAACAAAGAGTTTGCCAGATTCGGTGTAGACAAAGACTTCGGACTTCTTAAACCCTGCCAGAGCCAGTTCCAGGCGCGATTCAACATTGTTTACTTCTACGATGTTATAAGGTGGATACTTAGACGTTGTTTCGTGCAGACTGAAGATACGATCAAAGTAATCTTCCATACCAATTGTGTTGCGATTGATCCTGTCAAACAGTTGATCCAAGTTCGCAGCATTGTACTTGACGAGACTTTGCATTTGTAGCTCTCCTAAAAAGCGAGATTGCGTTGTGTGGACCCTTGCGGCGTCCATCCATATTTATAGCATAGCATATAAAAAGAGGGGTGTGGTTAACCCCCCTTTTGGTAGCGTATATTCCGATGTAGCGTGTCGCGCACGAAAGAGCGACGTGTTTATTTATGCAGTTTCGGTTTTCTTTTTCTTGCCGATGTTGTACTTTGTTTCCAAAGTCCACTCGGTTTTTTCTTTATATGCTAACACTTTAATCTGATTCAGTGGAGCAATGCTCTCAACTGCTTCAGGATTCACAACACTAATCAGACCCCAGTCACAGAGGAGTTGGGTGATTCTATTGCGGCGCTGAACATCATTCAGTGTCAGGTTGGCATGTTTACCGTCAAGGGCAAACAGTTCTTTGAAGTGAACAATGTAGTATCTACCCCTGTCTCTTATACACA